GCTACCAACGCCACAAATGCCACAAATGCCACAAACGCTACAACAGCCTCAAATGCAAACGCAGTATTTGGTTTAACTAAATTAGGCTTGGGTATTACTGGGGAAGTTTGGAACGGTGTTACTGGGTCACGAGCGCTAAATATTACTTACACAAACTCCAATAGCTATCCAATTATGGTCATTGTTTCTGTTGGTTATCCAGCAACAGGTAGCAATTCTGTTAAATCTAGCGTAAATGGTCAAGACATTAATTATGAATCTGGTAATAACCAAACAGATACTGGGGACTCTCTTGGTTTTATAGTTCCACCTGGTGCAACATATGGCGTTATTGTAACTTCAGGAACACCGTCGCTTTCTAATTGGGTTGAACTATATTAAGGAACCAACATGATTAAAACTATTCAAGACTCTGTAGATGGTGGTGAATTTAAGCCACGCCATACGATTGAAATTTACTGCCCTAACTGTGGGTACGATGTTTCTGAAGCCGAGCTTGCAGCCAAGATGTGCAGTGATTGTGGGCATAGCCTTGAGGAACCAGAACAGCACGTAGCTATCGTGGTGGCAAATATGTCATTTGGTGGTTCAACACTCTGAGGCAAAGAACAGTGATATATGTCAGACGAACTCGGTTTATCGGCTGGTGCCAAGGGGATCAGCGAGGGGCTTAAGACTGGGCGTGAGGCTGGGCGGGAGATTGGTAAGAACATCGAGGATGTTCAAAAAGAAGCGGTAGATGTAGCGAAAGAACGGGCAAATGCCAAGATTCGTGAGCGCAGAGAAGCAGAGTTAAGGAAAGAACGGGCAATATTTAAAGCCCTTGAGGAGTACAAGCACCGTAAGAAGATTTCGGATGAGGAGTATAAGTTACGAATTGATTTTATTAAGCAGTACGGCACAAAAGAGTGGCAGAAGCTAATAGACATCAAGACGGAGATTGAGAAGCTAGAGAAGGAAGACCGCAAGTATTTTGATGCGGAGTTGTCAAAGGTTAGATGGGTGCAGTTCTGGTGCTTTTTAGCAGCGGGCTGGATTGCTTATTACATGGTATGGGGGTTTAAAAAATAATGTTTCCGTTAACAGCACTAGTAGACGTTGGGATGAAAGTCCTAGACAAGTTTATTCCCGACCCAGAAGCCAAAGCTAAAGCTCAAGCCGAGCTTCTTAAAATGCAACAAGAAGGCAGACTAGCTGAACTGAATGCCGATAATATCGAGGCTCAAGAGCTAACTAAACGCCAAGAAGCGGACATGAACTCAGACTCATGGCTATCTAAAAACATCCGCCCAATGACTTTAATCTTTATCTTGTTTGCCTACTTCTTATTTGCCATGATGAGCGCCTTTGGTAATAACGCCAATGAGAAGTATGTGGAGCTACTTGGTCAATGGGGTATGTTAATTATGTCCTTCTATTTTGGTGGGCGTACTTTGGAGAAGATTATGGATATGAAGTCAAAGGAAAAGAAAGATGCTTGAGTCGCAGTTACTTGCTCTAGGTATTGACGGTAAGTGGCTTGAACCGCTTAAAGAGACTTTTGAGAAGTACAACATTGATACGGCTAAGCGTCAGGCTGCCTTTATTGGGCAGTGTATGCACGAGTCTGGGGGCTTCAAGCTCCTTGAAGAGAACCTAAATTACAGCGCTAAGGCTTTGATGAACACATGGCCCAGCCGATTCCCAACGGAAGAAATGGCAAACCAGTATGCTCGTAATCCTGAAAAGATTGCCAATAAAGTATATGGTGGGCGCATGGGTAATGCGGATGAAAGCTCTGGCGAAGGCTGGAAGTACCGTGGTCGTGGTATCAAACAGCTGACTGGCAAAGAGAATTACCAGCGTTGTAGTGAGGCTTTGGGTGTGGATCTTGTCAGTGATCCTGATAAGTTATTAGATCCTAAATATGCGGCTTTAAGCGCTGGCTGGTTTTGGAACAAACATAATCTAAATGACTTGGCAGATAAGTCAGATATTGAGACAATGACAAAAAGGATCAATGGTGGCTTGCTTGGTTTGGATGCTAGAAAAGTTGCTATTGCTAAAGCCGAATCAATACTAGGGTAAACCCGTATGCCATTACAAAAATTACAGTTCCGCCCAGGAATCAACCGAGAAGGTACTGACTACTCTAACGAAGGTGGTTGGTACGCATGCGATAAAGTGCGCTTTCGTTCAGGCTTTCCTGAAAAGATTGGTGGTTGGATTCGGCTATCTAACGAAACCTTTTTAGGTATTGCTCGTGCGCTGTGGAATTGGGTTACTTTAAACGGCGCTAACCTTTTGGGTGTTGGTACAAACCTTAAATACTATATTGAGCAAGGTGGTGACTATAACGATGTAACCCCTATACGAGTTACTTTTACGGCAAATTCATCTCCAAACACAGTGAACTGCATTGCTACGACCAATGGCTCTAATGTAGTAACTGTAACTTTAACTGGTTACGGAGGTCTGACAAATGACTTTGTTACTGTAACGGGCGCTAACGCAATTGGATCAATTACTGCCGCAGATTTAAATCAAGAACACCAGATTACCTATATTGATACAACCCAATTTAGTTTTACCGTAGCAAATGTAGCAAACTCTACTGGCTCTGGTGGTGGAAACACGATTACTATGGCGTTCCAAATACAAACTGGATTAGATGTGTTTATCCAGGGTACAGGCTGGGGTGCTGGAACTTGGCCTACTTATATTACAAGCACGTTGACCAACCCATTTACTTGTACAAGTCCTAGTACAACCGTCACTGTAACGCAAACCGCACATGGTTTAAGCAATGGCAATTTCGTAGCTTTTAATAGTATTTCTGGCAACGTCTGCGGTATAGCTTCTGCACCATTTATTAAGGCGCTGCCGATTACAGTAGTTAACGCCAACGCTTATACCTTCTCAACGATTATTGGATCTAATACATACACCACCTCTGATAACGGCCCAACGGGTGGCACGGTGGTTGTTTCTACTCCCGTAGCTCCTGTACGTGGTTGGGGCGCCGCAGCAGATATAGGTATTGGGCAACAGCTTCGCTTATGGACAAATGACAACTTTGGTGAAGACTTAATTATTGCCCCCCGTGGTGGCGCTATCTATTATTGGGATGCCACTACAGGTATTAGCGTACGGGCAGTAGAACTAAGCACTTTGGCTTCAAGTTCAACAGTTCCTGGCACTTCTTATACCTATGCAGACTTTGTGCCAAATCGAACTAATCAAATTATTGGTTCGGCTATTCAACGTTTTGTTATTACATTTGGTTCAAACCCCTACGATCCAACTGACCCAGTTACACCATTTGATCCCTTATTAGTTCGTTGGTCTGACCAAGAAGACCCATTTATGTGGGTGCCAGATGCTACTAATCAGTCGGGTGAGTATCGACTAAATATTGGGTCAACCATTGTTTCCGCTCGTTCAACCCGTCAGGAGATTTTGGTTTGGTCTGATGCGGCTATTTATTCTATGCAGTACCTAGGACCTCCCTATATTTGGGGTTTTCAGTTGTTGCAGGACAACATCACAATCATGTCGCCTAATGCGGCTATAACCATTAATAATGTGACCTACTGGATGGGTACGGATAAGTTCTTCTCGTATACAGGTCGTGTAGAGACGCTCCCATGCTCGTTGTGGCAATTTATTTTTGATGATATTAATAAAGATCAAGCCTTCCAAATATTTGCTGGTTCAAATGAGTCATATAACGAGGTGTGGTGGTTCTATTGCTCACAAAATAGCAATACAGTAGACAGCTATATCATTTACAACTACTTAGAACGCAGTTGGGCATACGGCACTATGGAGCGCACCGCTTGGTTAGACTCTGGTTTACGGCAATATCCAATGGCAGCTGACGGATTAAATAATCGTGTTCTGTACCACGAAGCCGCCGTAGACGATGTATCAGGACTAACCCCTGTACCGATTGAAGCCTACATTCAGTCCTCTGACTTTGACATTGGGGACGGGCATAACTTTGGATTTGTCTGGCGTATCTTGCCTGATATTACCTTTAATGGGTCAAATGTAAACCAACCTAAAGTAACAATGACGGTTCGCCCACGCAGGAACTCAGGTGCCCCATATGGAACGGCAGATACTCCAGAAGTACCTAGCACCCAGAACTACACAAACCAGCGTACCTATGACGTGCAAGAGTTTGACGGTCAGGTATATACCCGCCTACGAGGTCGCCAGATGGCATTTAGGATTACGTCAACTGGTTTAGGTGTGGCTTGGCAGTTAGGTACTCCTCGTAT